ATATCATAGCACAAAATGCTCTTGCTTTTCAACGCATATCTGACCTACTTTCTTTTGAAAACAAATACAAGAATCAGGAGATATAAGAAATCAATTTTTGTTGTTATATTTTTTGTGCAGATATGCACAATCCTGCGCTTTCATCTCGGTAATTGAATTGCCGAGGATTCCCGCTTATTATCCTAAACCCGACGGAACTATTGGCAAAAGAAAAATTCGGAAGTCTTTCACTTGTGATGATCCAACCAAGAGAGGAAAACGTATCTGTGAACAGATGGCTGCTGAATGGGCCGCAAGTAAGGAGCAAAGCTCAATTACTGCCGGAACTCTTAAATTCGGAGAAGCACTTGAAGATTATATTTCCTCGCGGGAAAATATTCTTTCTCCCTGCACAATCAGAGATTACAGGGGAATTCAGCGAAATTACATTCCATCCCTTATGAATATAAAGATTGACGACATCACTCAAGATGATATTCAAAAAGCAATTAACCTTGAGGCCGTCAAATTATCCCCTAAAACTGTTCGTAACATACATGGCCTAATATCTTCCGCACTACGGATATACAGACCGTCTATGGCGCTAAATACAGCCTTACCAAAGAAGAAACGTGTTGAGCTGCATATTCCTTCTGATGCAGAGGTAAAGATTCTTATGAACGCAGTACAGGGAACTGAATTGGAAATTCCAGTGCTTCTTGCTGCTTTCGTACCAATGAGGCGCGGTGAAATCTGTGCTCTGGAACATTCAGACATAAACGGCAATGTCATTCATGTCTGCAAGAACATGGTCCGCACGATTGACAACCGGTGGATCATAAAAACACCGAAATCTTTTGCTGGCGATCGATATATTGATTTTCCAGATGACGTGATCAGAAAATTACCAGGCCGACCAGGAAGGGTTGTCAGTCTGAATCCAGGACAGCTTGCCGACAAATTCGAAAAGTGCCTAAAGAAATGTAACTTACCTCATTTCCGCTTTCATGATCTAAGACACTACTCAGCGTCTATTCTTCATGCGTTGGGAATTCCAGATGTTTATATCATGCAACGCGGCGGTTGGGGAAATGATGGAACACTTAAAGCAGTTTACAGACATGCTCTATCAGACAAAGCACAGGAAATGAACAAACTCGCAAATGAGCATTTCGAAAATTTGTTGTCAGGTGGTTCTCACAAAAGAAAAAAGCCCTGAAAAATTCAGGACTTTTGAGGTGCCGCTGGCCGGACTCGAACCGGATTCTTTGAAAATCCGCAAACACCAGTAAATACAAGAAATTCTCCGAAAGCCCTGTAAAATCAATACTTTTATTATGTTCCGCGTTACAAGATAATGTACAATAAAACATAGAAACTGCACACTGGTTCTCACGAAAGTTCACACGAAAATGATGATACAATATGCTCCCGGCAGAGGGTACCTGCCGGGATTTTTTTATACCCTGGTAATGTAACGAGCTGCCACAAATCCGTAGTACTTATTTACAATACGGACATAATACCAGGTACTGCCATCAGCAGCCTTGATTGTGTCGCACACATCAATAAGATTATTCTGTGCAAGATACGGGTATTTCTTGATGGTTGGATTCTCTTTGCCTGGCCAGGAACGGACGTTGAGCTCGGCGGTATTGACCATGCCCACCCATTTCGGAACTTTGCTAAGCTGCACTGCAGTCTCTGTGGATTTCTGGTCTTCTGTTGTACCGTAATCGATCCATACGTAGCCATCAATCGCAGAATCTGTGAGTTTATATTTCTTATTGCGGCACGCTCCGCCGTTTGCCACAACACCTGGTGCGCTGGATGTATTGCCTTCATTGGTGTAGACGTAGGTTGCGTCATACGAGTTTACAGATCCGATGTGTGAGCCATTCCGGAAGATGATCAGCGCACCTTTTTTTGGTGTGCTGTGCCAGGTTCCTTTCTGTTTGGCATGACGGGTGACACTCTGGCAGTTGTAGAAGCCGCCACCCATGATCTGAAGGGCTTTGGTCAATCCAAACACTTTGACCAATTTCCAGAACTGGTAGACCGCACACCACGGCTGGCCCTGGCATCCTGGCTGATTCCAGTTATTTACATCGCGGGCAAACTTGGTGTAGTTCTTGTCACCAGCGTTCTTGGTAAAATCATCCAGATAAGCATTACTTTTTTTCTCCAGATATGGTTTTGTGCCGCCATTGTTGGCGTAATAATCTCCAAGCTTGGTATGTTCCTGTAATTTGTTCACAGTTGTTTCCTCTTTCTTCTCAATTTCTTCGGAGTAATCCTTATAAAATACGTTGCGATCTACAGTTCCGCTGATGCCTGGAATCTTGGCTTTTGAGCTATACTGCCAGCCCACGCCAAAATCTGGTCGGAGTCGTTCCTGAAGCCATCCGTCATCGTTAGCCGGATAGCGGGCAATCCAAAAGTCATACTTTTTCAGATGACTGCAGATCACATTCTCGTACCAGTCCACATTGCAATAGATAGCAAATTTATATCCCGCTGCCTCTACGATCTCGCGGAAGGCATCTGCCATCTTGTGGATGCTCTCGGATCCAAGAGATCTCTGATCGTTGTATTCCAGATCCAGGAATACCGGAAACTGGATCCTGCGTCCATTTAATGTACTTACTACCTTACGGGCTTCTCTCTGGATCTCTGCGATCGTCATTGCATAGGAGTATTTGTAAACACCAACAGGGATGTTGTATTTGTTGCATCCGGCCAGATTGTTTTCAAACTGCGAATCAACAACATTGCCGGCTTCTGTGATCCGGAGAATTGCAAATCCCATTCCATAATCTGCGACTGTTTTCCAGTCAATCTTGCCCTGCCAGGCTGATACATCAATACCTTTAATTTCCATATTTTTACCTCCTGCTTTATAATATGAAAGGGGATGATCGCTCATCCCCAAGTTACTCGTCTTTGTGTGTCTGTTTGATCAGCTGGTTCACGTATGTAGAGAGACCAGCTACCAGGATTCCCTGTACAATAGCCGTGAAGATTGCCATCACAATATCCTGTGGCGTCCCCAGCGTGGTTGTAGCGAATACATACATTGCACAAATCACGACGCTGATTCCGCCAAGAATAAGCGGGATGTACTTATCTTTTATTGCCTGTGCCTGCTTAAGTGCCATTCCCACAAAATACAGGGCAATGGCTACTACGATAAGTTCCGGTTTTACATAATTTACAATCTGTTCCATGATTATTCTCCTTTTCTTTTAATATGCAACTCTTCGATTTCCTGTTTCATTTTTGTTACCATGCCATTCCCGCCTAGTTCGTGATATGCTGCATACATCTCGCAGTAGTTCTGGTAAGCATATGACGGGATGGTTTCAAGGGCTGTATACTTTGCGTGATACTCTATGAGCTGGACGCGAAGCAGAAGCATCGTTCCTTTACTGTTAGCGTCTCTGTCTTTTTTCTGATTTTTCAGAAGCCAGACAATGTATCCTAAGAGTACCGGTAATACAATAGTATATGTCTGGATAAGTATTTCTTTCACTATTCCACTCTTTCTCCGGTTGCGCCGGCGCAATTTGGTATAAAAATAAGAGCCTTACGGCTCTGTTCTGATTTTCTTCATATTTTTCCTCTACAAATCTATTTTTTGGATTAATTGGTACAGGGCATTTCCAAATTCTTCTGGAGATCCGGTATAACCTGCCTTGGCAGCACCAATGTAGATGCTTCCAGCAATGTCTACTTTCACACCTTTCAAATCATAACAGTACATTCCGCCTTTTTCAGTTATATATAAAGCGTTTCGCATCTTCGATGGGGTAAGTTCTTCCTGCTCCTCGTTAATTCTGCAAAGACGCAATGATGCATTGGTAGAATCTTTTCCTCGTATAGATACTTCTTCTCCCAGATCATACATATACACATCTTTGAGGGATACCGTTACTGTAGTCGCAAATCCGTAGCTTTGGAAACCTATAACCAGGCTGGTCGCATCATTTGGAATTGTATATTTCAAACAGCATATTTTTTCACCATCCCAAACCTCTGATTTATCCTGAGTATTTGCATACAAACGAACTGTATTAGGGTTATCTGTATTTACACCAATTCCAAACGCATAGTTTACCCATCCATTCGAAGAACTTCCCATTCCTGTTTCACCATTGGAAAATTCCATCAATGTACAGCCCAGTTCTATCGTATGTCCTCTCAGAGCAATGACCTCATCACCCGTATATTTATACTTTGTCCAACCCCATGCGTTTGTATGAGATACAAGAAAATCATATGTCTTCCAACCGTTCTTGCTAGAAGGAGTCATTTTTGCCGTCATTGCTGAGGAATTATTAAAATTAGTTGGAAAAATGTTTGTATACCATTTTTTTGAAATCTCATCTGAATGTTCTCCAAGATCAATCAGGTATGCATTCTTAAACCTTACCGTTCCATTGAAATATTGACCATCTGGTGCATGAAACCATACGCGAATATTATAAGATGTATATATTTTTTTATCACTTTTCTTATAATGTCCTGTTGCCATTCCGAGTTCGCTTCCAATACCATCAATCTTATAGTCGGTAACTCCTGCTTCATCCAAAGGTATTATATCCGTATAAATATAAAAAGACGGCGTTGACCACAGCCACTTTGCCTCATAAACAGTTCCATTTGGAAGTGTCCAGCTTCCCTCCGTCATATCAAATATAACATCAGAAAATCCAAATTCCAGCCCTTCCCCTGTCTGTCTCAGTTCTTCATAGTTAGAAGGGCGTATTACATTCAGATATATACCGCCCTGGCTTAATTCTTTATAGGTACATACTATGTCCAATGTCCCATCTGAATTATTTTCAATACTTATAGTTCCTCCGGAAATATTATGTATTTCAGGATCAACTGGTATCAAGTTCGTGTAATCAGAAAATGTCAGTGATGCGTTCCAGTCATCTATGCTCATTCTCCAGTAAGAAATTGCATTTTTCCGGTTGTCGTCGCTAACTGTATCCAACCGCTCAGATACGTTATCAATTCTCTTCGATAATTCCTGCTCAACCACTGGTGCTGTCAGAAATCCATTATTGAAAACTTTCCCATCCAAAATATAATAGTTCTTGCTAGCCGTTTCTTTTGATACTTGCCCGGACAGGCTTTTCCACTGATGAACCTCTAAAGTATGAGTATTTACCTTTAATTGATATATGTTGTCATCTATCTTTTTTATAGTTTTCTGATTGCCCTTAGAAAATAAATCTACAAATGCCGGCTTTTCAATGCATTTGAATGTTCCCATTGACACATACCCACCGCCACAGGCAAGTGTCATAGCACACAGATACGTAAGAATAATCTCTTTATAATCTTCCGCATCGCCCGGAAAATAATTCAAAGTCCACAGCTTTGCTTTGCACTTTCCATTGGAATACCAGTTTGCATAATAATCGTATACTTTTTTCTGACCCGCTTGCCAGGTGAAATCATCTTTATAGTTCACTGATGAAATCAGGCAGGATTCCAGACATATGATGTCATTCTCATCAAGGTATGTATACCAGTCTCCAACGCTAAAAGGCATATCCCCATTAGTGATAAGAAACAGCCCTCTGTCATGACAGGCCTCTATCAGCATGATCCATTTTTGGTTCAAGGCTGCATTTTTATCCGCATAGTCATTCAGAGACAGCCCCATCTGGTAACAGATGTCTTCCTTTGCAAAATCATATCCCCAATCGTCAAAAAACACTCCATCAGTTCCTGACTCTTTAAAATAATCCAACCAGTCACATATTTGCTGATAAGTATATATTCTTGTGCATCCGGACAAATCCGCTGTTGATCCTTCCCAGGAACCGTCTGAATTCAGATGTGCATGGTCTCCATTATATGTAAAATCTGTACGTCCACTCTCTGACTGGAGATATTCAAATGTTCTCAACTTTGGGTTCAGTTCCTTGGCACGCTTCAATATTTTTACAGTGTTTTCTGTAAACCGTGGTCTTGAATCTGCCAGACTGTACAAATTTAACCTCTGCATTCCTACGATGTCATGCTTCGAAAACATAATTGCATCATTCTCGATTCCGTTCCCACGTTCAATATTATTGCTCCATCCTAGCCATGCCAGACCGAGTCCTTGATCTTCTGGAGTTTTTGTATCTGTACTCACATTCTTTAGAGCTTCATCCAGTCTGGTTCCATCATCGTCTACCTGGACAGCATGTGCGGCCACAAGCGGGAAGTCCTGTCCGTTTGCCGGAGTAATACCTGAGATCAGTTCTACGGATCCGTTGTATTTTGCCATGTCTTCCCTCCTATGTTACCTTAACTGTTTTCTTTCCTATGCTGCTATTATCTGATCGGTAGACTATATATTCTTCTGTATAACCGCTCAAATTCATGAAACGGAGTGCGCTTACTTTAGCAAAGCCTCCATCGAAACCACCAACATTAAACACTGGAGCCCCGTATCTGGTCGGAAGAGCGTACCATACATACTGATCTGCTCCACTATCTATAGTGAATATTTTTGTCCGATTCGCCTGCAGAGATCTGGATAAACTTCGAATAAAAGCACTGTCCAGTTCTGTAGGAATACCGGCCACACCATAATAAATGCCGTTATAAAATGTAATCCCTGTGTTCTTCTGTGCTGAATTATCTCTGTCATCTACAGCCAGGAGTGTAAACGTCTTATTTTCTTTCAATGCCGCATCTTTCAGGATTACTGACTGAACAGAATTCCGACTACTCATGATCTGCCCATTCAATATCACTGTTTCCGGAGTTTTATTTAATTCCCAGTTCAAAGTAATCTCGTTGATTACACTGCCCAGTTCGGCAATACCAACATTATTGGAAAATGAAAGAATCTCAATGGGAACGTACTGCAGATCTTCCATCTGCTGTGCGATCTGTTTTATCTGATCGCCGACTGTTTTTGCATCTGCTGCCATTCCCGGCTTTGTAAGTGTATCATCCACATCTGGAAATCCCCCGGTGTTTCCTATTGTCCTTGCCAGCTCTTTCAGTGTGGTTCGTTTATTTGCCTTTCCATCCGTATCCAGGAGCATAACTTCATCAGCCTCTGACGGAGTCTGTTTTCTGGTATAATCTTTCCATCGTGCCATCTGTTTTTATACTCCTTTCAATCGTTTCTTGAGTTTCTCAATCTCCAGACGTTGTTTTTTCAGCATGACGAACATTGCCGGGATTACCACACGATAATTCCAGTCCTCGATCTTTCCATCTTTGTTATATACTGCCGCCTCCGGCATATGCTTTTCTACGTCTTCCGCCAGAAACATCGGCATATCTTTTCCATTAAAAGCATCATCTTCAGTAAGATAACCATCTTTGTATTTCGCCCAAACCGGCTGGATATTGTACCACTGCTCCATGCACTGTAGATCTTCCTGAACATCTTTATAACGTTCTGATGATGACGACAGATAAGCCAGTGTTGCTCCGTCGTTTGCAAACACCAGATGTCCGCCTGTAGTGACATGCTTACAGTTCAATATTTTAGGAGGTTTTTGAAATTCTGTCGCATTAACAATCTCAGCTACATCCAATTGATATAGTTCCAATTTATTCAAATTTCCATTCAGAACATCTGATCCACCATCTGATGTATATGTGAAACCCTGCGTATCACCTTCAATTGAAATATCAACGTCACCATACGTATAATCATAATCAAGTATTTTGATGCCATATTCTTTCCGATTTCCTTCTGTAAAATCACTCATATCCCCAATCACAATACCCTTATAGTGGGTATGTTTCTTATCTTCCTGGTATTCTTTGAAATACGCCATCCCGCCTTGTGACATCCTGGCTTTCGGAGTACCGTTTTCATTGTACAGCGTAACGCCCTTTGCATCTGCCGTGACAATTACGTTCCCAGCTCCATCACAAATCTTCTGAATTCCGTTTTCGTTATTTTCTCCCCCCAACAACAACGTCCCTCCTCTTGCAGCATCAAATGAAAAGTACAAATGTCCATCCAGATAACGAATTCCTTTCCACTCACCATTATTAGTCAGAATATTCAAAACCTGTTCCTGAGTCAGGGCTTCTGCATCCAGGACAACTTCTACCGTCTGATAATCTATCACTGTCACCCCATCCAGAGCGTATAAAGTGCAACGTACTGCTGAAATTTCTTTTGGGCTTCCAGAAGACATCATGGACCAGGTTATGGAATTCTCACCGCCTGCCGGACTATTGTAAACTGTCATCCAGGTTTTTCCATCGGAAGTTTCTTCAACCTTGAATCTGCCTTTATATTCCGTTCTTTCAACAGAATCACCCTCTCTGTAAAATCCCGAAAATGTAAGATTCTCCGGGGACATCGTTCCTTCTGCCATTCTTTTTACGATTGCAGCCGAGCAGTCCAGATAATACACTCTTCCATCTTCACCCTTCATCCTGCTCCACTGATATTTTGCCGGATCTGTACTGTCGTCTTCCAAATAATCTGTATACTGCCCAATATAGAGCTTATCTGAACTGTCAGATACAGAAAATCCTGTTTTTCCATCCGCACTATTTGCATATGCTATATGAAGGTAAGAAGTTTTTCCATCAATTCCGTTTGTACCAGGGATTCCTTTTGCCCCATCCCTCCCTTCAAATTTGCTCCAGGTATATTTCGTTGGGTCAGTACTGTCTTTCTCTGTAAAATCCACATAAGTGCCTATATAAGTGTCCGGTATCTCCGACATCTGAGAAGCAGAAGTTGGATTTGCAACTGCACTGTATTTAATGTGAAAATAAGAAGTTCTTCCATCTGCACCGTCTTTCCCGTCCGCTCCATCTTTACCGGGAATACCATCTGTTCCATCTTCACCCTGCAGCCCCTGAAGTCCTCTCTGACCGGCATACAATTTTGCAACTGTGAATTTTCTCGTAAGATTCAGTTTGTTCAAATAAGTTGCCCGGATGCTCACCCAGCCACTGTTCGCTGACAGGGACTTTACCGTATATGTATGTGTAGAGTTATTCCAGGAGCCAGTTATGCTGTCAGATGTAGTTATGGTAAAAGAACAGTCATTTGTAATATCTGTTGAATTATACAATACCGTTGCTGTTGTAGTAACTGTCGGAAAAGCTCCTATAATACTTCCATCGTTATACACAGAAATGCTCTGATAATCATTGTCCAGCTGCATAGTCATATTGCGGGAGGATGCAATGGAGTTGTCTATTTCACTGAATTTCTCCTGTAAATTTTTCTTTCCCAGTATAAAACTGTTTGGGTCTATTTCTACTTCTCCCGTATCTGCATTTATCCGGAATGTAACCTTCCCATCATTGTCTTCTGCAGTAAGCCCCCTGGTATTAATCCATTTTGCCTGAATCCCAATCGCATATAAGATATTCAGGACCGCATCACCGTTGCTGTCGAATCCGGAAGTCCACTTTCCTGCCGCTGTGGTTGCTTCATCTGTCCCCTGATAATCAGAGGTCACAAAGAAACCGTCAGCTGCAGTCTTATATACGATCTTTGATTCTGCAAGACGCAGTTTGTTGTGCCTGTATGCAATCACAGATCCGTCCGGCTGCACAATCTCTGTATAATAAAATCCCAGTGCATTTGCTGCCAGATCATTCATCTGCTTTAATTTTGTATCATATGCAGATATCTTTTCTTCTACCTTCCCAAGCACCTGTTCCACCTGTGCTCTCATGCCACTGGGATACTCTAATCCTTGTGTTTCCAGGCTCTTTGCTTTGCAGGAGAACTCTGTACCGTCTGCGAAATTAAACTCTATGTCTGTAGCGTAGGATCTGTGCAGATTGCCCCTGCCGTCTTTAAACTGTATGGCATCACCAAAAGTCGCGTAACCTACCGGGATGCTGCTCAGGGAAAATGGAAGAAGTTCGAAGCCCTCCAGAATCTGTCCGATGCGGCTCACGCCCTCTTCTTCATTTCCTGCCAGAAGCTGATTATCACTAATATCAATAACATACCCTTCCGTTCCATACAAATATTCCTCGTCACCGTCTGTATACTTCACGCCAGTCACTATAATCGGATCTACGTCATTTTCTGCATCACCAACTACTGGCAGTTCATGTTCTGCTACAACTTTTTCGTATACAGTAATAATTTCTTCGTCTTCTGTGTCCAGGATTGACTGACCACTGACATCCGGCCATGGAATTTCTTCCATCAGGACCACATTGTCTTCCTTGTCAAATGTGACGATTCTCAGCAGATCATTTTCATCTATCCTTGCGTTGCCACCGGCCAGTGCCGCAGTCATGCCAATCACCGCACGACAGGTCGTACCTTCCGGTGCTTTCTGTACCTGAAAGTCAGAATTCTTGAAATCCGCATCCCCCATCACAAGCCCGCACTGCCGGCAGGCATCCCGCAGGACTTCACCTGCAGTACATGGAAAGCTAAGATTCGTTTTATATGTACGGTCTGCTTTGCTCATGTAATCCAATAATGTCAGGTTAATCTCACCGTCAATTGCCGGTTTCCTGCATACGATAAAACTACCTCTTTTAAAGGTTTCCAGACGATCCGATAACTGCAAATTCATAAAAATCGTAAACACTGCTCCATTAAAGCTATATGCATCAAACTGTCCTTTGTCATTAACAAGGGAGAGTGTGGCTGTTTTTTCTATTGCCACTCCGATTGGAAAATCACTGCTGTCAGCAGCATCAATAATCCCGTTCCCGTCCAGATAGAAGTCTTTCTTTTCCAGTGAAAGTTTTGTCCCGTCTGCCAGAGTCACATTTGCTGTCACATAATAATTATGGTTCTTTTTTGATTCTTCTTTTAATTGTTCTGAAACGTTGATCAAATCTTTTCTATCCTCCTTATATTGATGGCCAAATCCGTCCAGCTTTCTTCGTTTTCTTCCAGATTCTGGGCTGTCATATTGTAGTTCGACGCATAGAACGTCCGGTCAATCCATTTACCTGGGATTGTAGGATCCTTATGGTGGAAAGTGAATTCTGATTTGTTGATCATTCCGTTCAGGATTACTGCAATTTCCTCCCAGCTCAAAACATCCCAGGTCAGATCGTATCCTCCGATCGTGCCCATCGGACTGTTATGCATGGACAGCTCCTGATCTCTTTTGGAGCTCTTGGTACTTGTAGTTGCAAATACCGGCTTATATGTAGACGGAGCTGCGATTGCAACCCCATCTACCGTAAAACTTTCTTCCTTTTTCAGGCCGGACATCTTACCACTCCTCTCCCAGTTTAAATGGATTCTTTCCTCCATTTCTGCTTCTCTGAAGTTCTCCCTCTTCCAAAATAATATTCAACAATTTTCTTCCGGAAGCTGTCACAGATACATTATAGGTATTTCCGTCCTGTTTCTGCGGGCTTTCTTCCCGAACAATCTTTCTCAGAAGTCCCTCCGGAGCTTCGATGTTATTTCCGGTTTTCTGGTCACCCAGGACTGCCAGAAATTCAGATCTTGGTGGAATAACAGCTCCACTTGCAAGATACGGAACAGAACTTACTCTCGGCAGATTCATCCAATAATTCCCCCATCTGTGCACTCCTGTCGGACCTACAACATCATAGGAAAATGTGAATGCATGCTCCACGCCTGATATTGCATTATTGATATTTCCTATCGTCCTGTTCACTTCTGAAATCATATTATTGAGTACTCTTGTGATTCCTGTTGTGCCGTTAGCAATCCCCTGTGCCAGTCCGTTTCCCATCCTGGTTCCTGCGTACTCCATAGAAGAAGACAGACTGTTCATTTTTCGATTTATCATTCCGATCATATCTGCTATGATCTGGCTGATTCGTTCGCTGGCTTTTTGCCATTTGAATGTCATTGTATTGTACTGGCCGCTAAAATGGGAATTTACTGTTTTCTGCATTTCTCCAAGCTTCAGGTTAGCCGTCTGTTTCATGCGATCCAGATTTTTGGAGACCTCTTCTGCAGAATTTCCCCAATTAGTAACCGTCGCTGTATTTACACCACCAGTAGCATCTTCTGCTGCCTTTTGAACATCTGCGAGATTCGCCTCTGCATCTGTCTTCATCTTGCCTGTAGCAGTACTTACTGTTTCCTGTGCCCCGACAATATTTTTGCTTACACTATTTCTCACAGCAACAGTAGCACTTGGAAATCTCTCTGCAAGTGCCTGGTTCAGTTCATCCAGAGGTACACCTGCATCTTTCAGCGAATTGTATACCATATCAAACGCTTCCTGCGCTGTTGCTGCTGAACCACTTGTATTATTAAAGCTGCTCAAGATGCCCTGGTAAGTACCGGCATAATCACTTGAAGTCATACTCAGATCATACAGAACATCCCGAACTCCTTTAATCGCGTCCTTCACTGTGATAGAAGAAGTATCGATCTTGCCTGTCGTTTCGGAAAATCCAGTTCCCAGAGCTTCCACTTTTGCAGTCATGTCTTCCACGAATTCTGTAGAAACTCCTGCCTGTGCTCCGTACTGTTCCAGGATTCCTCTTGCCTTGTCCGCAGATACGCCATATTCTGCGAGTTTCTGGATCATGTCGTCATACATCTCATTGTTTGCTTTTCCGGCAGATTCGTCTGCCTCTATCAATTTCCAGAGATCTTCTGCCTGGTCCTGCGTGATCGCATGTGCCTCACTCATTGCGCCTGTATAATCGTGAAGATAGCCTCCTGTCTGTGAAAGAATGCCATTTCCACCCTGCGCTGTTTCTACCAGTTCCGCGATCTTCTTTGTCAGAGTCACAGTTCCTGCTGTTGCTACGGCAATCAGCCCTGCCGTGCCGACAACCGGAAGAGCAGAAGAAACAAGATTGCCAAGTGCTCCTGTTACACCGCTCAGACCACTGCTCACAAGACCTGAAATGCTTCCTGATAAGGCTGAAACAGATTCTGTAGCAAGTAATTTCGCGCCCAATTTTGCGACAAGACTGCCTGCAAAAGAAGCGATGCCCGTCTTGCTAAACTCTACTGCAAGAAAAGCTGCTGCTATCACAGCTGCGATTTTCCCCGGTAAGCCTTCACTTTCCCACATTCCTTCTAATGCTCCGGCGATTCCAAGAATTATCATTTTTCCTGCTGTTTTAAGGATCTGGATCCATGGTAACTGTCCAAGAAACTCTCCGATTCCTTTGCCCAAGTCATAAAAAGTTTCCGGTGTCAAGGCATCTGTAAGTGCTGTGCACAGATGGGAAAGGAAATCTCCAAGTGCTTCTCCATTTTCTTTCCATTTGAAATCCTTTATGAAAGTCGCGATTCCGTTGCCGATATTTTCCGCTACTTCGTCCCAGTCAAAATCTTCTGTGAACTGTGCCAGGCTCTCAAATACTCCATTAATCCCTGTTGCCAGGGAATCTGCGATATCAGAGAAGTCTACCTTGTCAGACATGCCCTTCATGGCTTCTGCCACTGCATTTCCAAGTTCCTGCCAGCCTGTGATCCCGGCATCGTTTTTTCTGGCCATATCCTGTACAAAGCCATCAAACATCCGCCATGCGATCATAAATTTGTTTCCGAGAGCATTTCCAAACTCTCTCCAAGGAATCTCATTGATCATTCCTCGTAATCCCTGGGAGATTCCGCTTCCAAGCCTCTCGAAGTTGATGCCTGTGCCTGGATCGGTAAGACGGTTGAACGTCTTGATCAGCGTTGTGATTCCTGCACCGACGGTACGCCCCAAGAGGTCCCAGTCTATATTGTCAGTCAGACTGTTAAAAGTTCCAGTGAATGCATCACAGAACTCTGTGATCTTCGGCCCGACCTTTTTCCAGCTGATTGCATCATAGACGTGTTTCAGCCCCTTGTTGATGCACTGGGCCATAAATTTTCCAAGTCCCTCCCAGTTCTCCTGTTTTATAAGCTTCCGAATTTTATCGGCAATTCCCCGGATGGAGTTCTTAATCGGAACCTCTTCAAACATCTGATCCGGTGTCAGGCCTGTATAACCGCCGCCGGTTCCATCTGTCGAGGAACTGTCACTGCCATCATCATAATTATTGATCTCATCAATCGGACTCAGATACCCTTCCAGAGCTTTCGCCGCTTTCTTGGCACTGTCCGCCGTCTTGTCAAGGCTTGCTGCATAATCCTGCTGAACAGCCACCGCCTTCGTAAAGGTCTTCTGTCCGGTCAGAGCTCCGAAAAACATTCCAACATAGGTAAATGCCTGAGAAAGCAGGTTGATAAATTTCGTCAGTGCCGGTGCTGCTGCTGTCAGAATTGGATTGAATGCAGTCGCAAGGGCATTTTTCAGCTGTGTAAGAGCCGACATCAACATAGAAATGCTATTGTTAGTTGTACCACTGTACTGCGCGAGATTTTTAAATCCATCGGCCACTGCACTTCGCAGCTTATTCATCAGCACATAGAAACTACGGATTCCAATTGTGTATTTCAGCAATGTCCGTATCGCCTTGGTCATTGTGCCAAGTGATGAGGTACTCTTGTTTGCCGACTTATGGATGCTGAAGATACCTGAAGATATCTTCCTGATGCCGCCTGCAATGGAACTTGCCGACAGTTTCAGGAGTTTCATACTCAGCTTCTCCACTGTACGGATCAGGCTCTTCATACTAGATTTAAGCTGTTTCATACCGTTTTGTGCCAGTTTCGGTGAAAGCTTTTCCAATGCATTCTGCAGTTTCTGTAATGCAGGTGCCTTGTTTCCGACTTCATCGACAACGCCTCCGCATTCACGCACTTTTTCCTTTACGGATGCAAAAGACGTTACCAGACGATTATTCATATCATCTAACCGCATTTCTTCCGTTGTGAGCCTGGACGCTGTATTCTGGTACTCAGAAAGACCTTCCGGGGCAACATAAGCTGTACCGGATTTTCTCATTTCCTTCTGTTTTCCTTCGAGGCTTTCTATTGTTTCAAGCATTTTCTGGAGTTCTTTTTCTTTCTCCCTGAAACCGCCTGAATCATCTGAGAATCCAAGCTTACTCCACTCTCTCAATTCACTTTCGAGTTTCGCGGTTTTTTCGTAAATATTGTCAATCTCTTTACCGAGACGTTTATACTCATCTGTTTCTACTTTCTGCCCGGAAATGTCCTTTAACTTCTGTTTTAAAGAATCTACTTTCTTCTCCTGCTGCACATATTGATTATTCAATTTTGAAATTGAGTCCACCTGCTTCTGGATAGCAATCCTGGTTTTTTCACTGGCGTTTCCAACAGTAGATGCCATGCGTTTCGCAGAAGCTTCAATATCCTTTACTCCAACTTCGATGCCTTTTTCATTTACTGCTGTATCAATTGTTATTATTCCATCTGCCACGCAACCACCTCGCTACTTCTTGATTCCAAACAGTTCATTCAGAGCTGCCTCTTCCTCTGCTGACCTTTTCTTCACTGTCTGTTTCAAATCAATCAATTCCTTATTGTTTCGGTAGAATTCCATCTCCCATTTTTCCAGTTTCTTTCCTTTGGCTTTTTTCTGCCGGATATAGAGCACCTGGCTGAACAGCCCGTCCGCAATCTCCATATAAGCCCCAAGAAACGTCCACCAGTGCATGTATTCCAGAGAACGGATGTCTTTTCCGATATTTTTGTTGACTGCTGGTGCAATGATGGGTGAATCCTGCTCCCAATCCATTAACTGAACTTTGCTTTTGCCTTCGCCGGTAATTCCGCAGTCAATGAATTCTTTCCCTTTTTCAAGGGCTTCATTTAAATATTCAATTGGAATTTCTTCCGGATCCCAGTACAGGATTTCAAGCATCACCTGCGACTTTTCCTGATCTGACAGTTCCGGATCTGCCATTGCCTTTAAAATATCCAGGATCGCCCTGAAATCTGTCCGGATGTCATATTCTTCGCCGCCTAACTCAATAGTTTCTGGAAGTCTCCACTGATCATCCATGACGGCGTTTCTTTTTCGTGCATCTTCTTCTGGAAGAATGGTACTTCGCTGTGTATTTGTTTACGCGGCTTTTTGCTTTCTCCAGACGTACATCAAATTCTTTACTGATGACGCTGCATACCGTATCAAGACACGTTTCGCAGAACAAAGAACCATCCGGCATCGGTGAAAATGGTCCCATGATACTGAAGAATGTGTTTCCTGTGTCTGCATCTGTCAGATAATCCAGCTGTTCAATTACTTTCTGCTGGCATTCTACAATGTCATCCTCATCCTGAAGCTTAAACTCATTAAAGAATTTTCTGACATCCTCGTATCTGGCAAGGATGTTGGTATCTGCCGGGCGGAAACAAAACTCTGCCAGTTTCTTTCCCTGCCGATTCTTAATCTCATAAGTTTTACTACCATCCTCGATGATAATCTCATTTATTTTTTCTTCTAATGAAGCCATTCTATTCCTCCTTGCATTTTGCTATAAAAAACACGGGATGCCATATCCGGCATCCCTATAATCTTTTGCTTCTTACACTGAATCAATAGAACCTTCTGTAAATACCGGAGCATCTGTTTTCAGCGATTCAGAAGTAACATATCCTTCGATTCTTGTCCCGTCTTCCAGTACATTGAACGGAAAATTCACTCCTTCTGTACCTCCACCATAAGACTGTGGTTTTACCATGACCTCCTGAACATATGCAAGATGTTTGGCAGCACTTGTATCTTCCACGATAACCTCCAGCATCAGGGTCTTGCATTTATCGCCCTTCAGCCGTTTCATTGCAATCTCCCTGAGCTTCGGATAAATCTTCTTTGATGGATCTGCATAGTATGGATCCGCGCTCATCGATGGATCATATCCCTTGTCATTCACCTTGGACTTCCCAAGAATATTTCTTTTCTGTTCAGTATCCGGATTCAGTTCCATGGACATCTCCTCGATGTCATCCCCCAGGACTTCCCATGTTGCTGTTTTCGCTTCTCCCTTGAAGCTATAATCCAGATAGTGACGTAACGCTTCTCTTTCTAATTTCATGCTTTCGTCTTCCTTTCTGTGTAGATAACCCTTGCCTGTATCATATAACGTGCCAGCCCCTGTTCATAATTTACCCCTGGCAGGTTCGGCATGTTCTGAAGATTTTCCATTTTTTCCACCGTACAGTTTCCTCCCATATCCGGATATTCTTTCTTTTCATTCTGTTCATCCATCCAGTCCATGAATGCCTGTGCAAAATTCATGGCTTCCAGATTGAGATCATCCTGCTCGGATGAATACGGTTTTACGATGATAATAGAAAATCCATATTCTTTCTGTACATCCCCAGTGATGTACTTCTTTCTGACTTTGTCAGAATAATTTGTGATCAGAGAGATGCTGTCCGGTGCTTCCGGAGAAAAGTTAAAGTTCAACAGGGTTCCTGCCAGTTCTTCTACTTTAGGCTCAAAGTACGCTTTTACTGCCTCATGCTTTGTCATTATGCTTTTCCTTTCAGATGGTTTTCATATGCCTTCGCAAGATCGGCTCTTCTTGCCGTCATCATTGCCTTGTCCCAGTGATTTGTAGCCAAAGGATGTCGAAAATCGCTGTACTGCAACCTTTTTCCTGTCGGTGTCTTGTGTGGCGGGGAGTAGAAACCAACAATTTCTCCCCCGTCCGTGATCGGATAGTTTGGTCCATACAGCTCGCCTTCCCACTGGTAATGGGCATAAAGGCTGTTGTATGTAATGTGTCCGCAGTTATCATCAGCAGTGATGGAAATATTCTGTGCAAGTACCAGATTATCCGCCGGAACATACGGATCCATGAACTCTGCTGCCTGATTCGCCAGAAACAGCATATTCTCCCGCCCGCCGACTTTTTCCTTTGCAATCTCTTTGGGAGATTTCTTCCAGTTAAGTTTTACATCCATGTCTTATCCTCCCAGGCGGTAATGCTTTGCAACAGGAAACTTCGTGTTATCTGCAGATGCAGTCACTTTAAAAGCATCCGGCTTGTGGTAGTTCATGATCTGGGCGGCGGTCTGTCCGGATGCTCCTGTGATTTCCTCTGTACATTCGCCGTAGATCACGATATCTCCCTGAGACATGGTGAAATGCCCTTCCGGATTTTTGGCATATTCTGCATATGGAAGATACCTTTCGTCGTCCGGGATCCTGACAACATAAGTATTCTGTACACTTGCCTGTGTTCCGCTAAAGCTGGTCTTTACCTCAGATTTCCAGAAACAATTATAGATCACGGTTCTTTGCCAGTGCTCCCTTTTGTCTTCGCTGTCTGCTGCCTGGATGCGATTATATAAAGTGATCGTGTGGATGTAATTCTGATTCATGATCACACTCCCCGATATAAGAGTCCTGTATTTCCAAGATGCCGATGAATGATTTCTCTGATCTTCTTTGCCTTGCCTCCTTCTGTAAAAGTAGACTGTGACAGATCAAAGGTTCCGGATTCTCCATCATTAGAATATGACTGCAGTACACCACCCTGTGCTATGACCTGCTGTGTACTCTTATCTGCCTGATATAAGAGTTCTGTGAGTTCACATGCACAATCTTTCACCTCATCACTCAAAAGCCCTGTATCGGCGTTCAGGCGGCCGAATGTGTACTGATTCAGTATCCTCTCTGTCTGCTTTTCCCAGAACAAAAAATCATCTTCCGGGACAGTTGGTTCCCTGCCCAGAAGATATTTTGATTCGTAATATCCGTAATTCACATACATCAGGTTTCACCTCTTTTGTCATTCTCCTGCTTTCAGGACAGCGAACGGACATCTCTTTGTTTTATCTTTCTGAATACTGTTGATCGGATTCGGGATTTCCCATCCAAGTCTCATAACAGCTCTAAGAGCCACCATATCATTCTGCATCAGGTTATATGCAATAGAGCCGTCTGTGTTCTGAACAACCCCTTCTGTAAACAGTTTAAAGGTGATATCCTGACGAATAGAATAAACAAGCTGAGAAAAGTCACCGGAGATCATAAGTGCCTTACTTTTATCAAAGGAGCCATTGTTCGGAAAATTCATTGGACTTCCATCCAGTGAATACGTGGTGCCGCTCTGCATATCGCTCTTGAACAGCGGATCACCGTTGGCATTCTTCAATCCTCTCAGCTTAGCTCTCATAGAAATGTCTGCCATGTGGCCATTCACAAAATAACCGCTGTTTTCAATCAGTGCAATGGAACCTTCCTCGCCCATGATCTTGTCATACAAGTTATCTCCTGCTCCCAGCGTAACCACGGACTTAGCTGTGTTCGCAGTAGTCACAACGTCAGCTCTCCATGATGCCGGTTTATCGTCACCAAACAGAATCGCTCCATCAATCTTCTTTCCGAATGCTTCGATGATCCTCGGCTTGGTTTCTGCCCATATATCATATTCCGAATCATCCAGAACCGCTTCTGGAATTGGAACGATAACAGCGATCTCTTCTGCAATAATAAATTTCTTATCCCATGCCATCTTGGTTGTCTTTTTCTGACCACTATCGCCATTGACGAAGTATGCGATCGGAAGCATATCAAGTACTGGCATTTTATACTGTTTTGAAGTCATATTTGGCAGTTTGCGTCCTCTCTGAAGCACTGCCGACTGTATGATAATTCCCTGAATAATTTCATTAGACTCCTGAACCGGGATCAGGGATTCTGCACCGGTACGGTCAATAATATTCACATCATTCTCAAAAATGTGTAAATTCATCACGTATTTGTTTTTCATATCTGAATTTTCCTCCATCATCTTCTGGCGGCTGCACGGATCCGATCATTAATGTTCATGTTTACACTTCCGCCGGTATCCTGATTATCAGATCCGGTAGAAGTAGATACCCTGTAAGTACCAGCTCCTGTATATTTCGGATTCTCTTTCAGGAACTTTTCAGCTGCTTTCGTAAAATCAGTCTTATCATCCACCAGTTTACTTACTTTAAACATTACATAATCCAGATCATCTGCTTTTACGCCTTTACCTGTAAGAATCTTTTCGTTCTTCAGCTCCTGCAGCTCTTTCTGTGCCGCATCGCGTTCTCTTGTGATTGTGTCCACATCTGGCTGCTGGGCTTTCTGCTTTGCCTTAAAATCTGCAATAGCAGTTGTGATCTGTTCTTCGCTTAAGCCCTGCTGCCTGTAAAAACTCGCAAGTGCCGCTCTTGATGCTTTTTCTGCTCTGTTATTGGCAATCTCTTCTGCCTGTTCAAATG